GAGCGCATCATCGTTCAAGGTGGGCGATGTGCTCATCCTGTTCCGCAATGAGGGCGGGCAAAAGTCCCTGATATTCGACAAGAAAGGGGCGCTGTAATGCTGCCGACAGAGTATAATGACGATCTCGTGCAGGATTTCGAGATTGAAACACAGCCTACGCGCACCTATGCGCTGCGGTTTGACGGCTACCCGTGTTCCGGCGGCAAGCTGGACGGACTGGAAGCCATGAAGCAGGCCATCTTCCTGATTCTTCAGACCGAACGGTTTCAGTACGCGATTTACAGCTGGAATTACGGTATCGAGCTGAACGCCCTGCTGGGTCAGACCATGACGCCGTATCTGCAAGCCAAGGTGGCGAAAGCAATCGAGGATGCGCTCATGGCGGATGACCGGGTGCTGTCGGTTGAGCAGTTCTCGTTCACCAAGGGCAAGCGCAGCCTGCTTGTGAAATTTACCGTAACCACGACCGAGGGCGACGTGGAAAGCGAATTTGAGTTTGGAGGTGAAGCGGCATGATCGGACGATACTCGGACGAAATGACGTTTGACTACATTATGAACCGTATGCTGGAATCCGTGCCGGATACGGTGGACAAGCGAGAGGGCAGCATCATCTATGACGCGCTCGCACCGGCAGCCGCAGAGCTTGTCAAGTGCTATATGGAACTGGACGTCGTGATGGACGAAACCTTTGTTGATACTGCGTCCCTGCAATACCTTATGTTGCGCTGTAAAG